ATTCGTAGACTATGACTTGCAGTTCGATAAATCTTTTGTTGAACCACTCAAAAATATTGTTCAATTAATAAATTGGAATGTAGAACCTGTTGCATCACTTGACAGTTTCTTCTCATGATAATAAAAGAAGTAGATTACAGAGTTGCGACTTTATTTCTACAGAAATGGCACTACTCACCTATAATACCTAAACTCACGAAACATTGGTTGGGTTGTTATGTAAACGAAGAGTTAGTAGGTGTGTTATCATTAGGGTGGGGAACTAGACCTAAACATACGATACAAGTTTTATTTCCAGAACTAACATCTGCCGACTACTTTGAGATAGGTAAAATGGCAATGACAGATGATATGCCTAAAAATTCAGAGAGTCAGATGTTATCATTAGTCGTCAAATGGATTAGACAACATCTAAGAATTAGATATCTATTTACATGGGCAGACGGCATCGTAGGTAAAGTTGGGTATGTATATCAGTCTGCAAACTTCTTGTATGGTGGTTTTTCTGAAACAGATTTATATGTGACAGAGAATGGTGAGAAAGTTCACCCTAGAACTATGCAAGGTATTTTACCTAATACAGATGGTAAGAAATATGGCCATAGACCAAATTACGAACAAAGAATAGACTTGAATTTAAAAAGAGTCAAAGGCAAACAATACAAATATATTTACCCTATCAATAAAGATGATAGAGAGTATCTATCTAACTCAACAGTAGACTGGTCAATAAAATATCCGAAAGATGATAACTTAGAATGGAAAGTTATGGCGCCAGGTGAAAAAGAATGGACACCAGTGAGTGAGATACCATTCATATACAACAAAGATTTTCAAGAGTTCAATAGTAGAAATGTAAATAAGATAGAAGATAAGTTTGGTAATGCGAGTCTTGATTCTTTCTTTACCTAAATAACATTATGGCATACAGTAAAAAAGTAATAGACAGGTTCAATTCTGTCTTGAATAATCCAGAAGCACATTCAGTGGGCAGATTTGACCCTAAAGACCCAATGGTCGCAACGGGAATGACAGGCGCACCTGCATGTGGCGATGTGATGAAACTACAAATTAAACTTGATGATGATGAAAAGATTGTCGATGTCAAGTTTAAAACATATGGTTGTGGTTCTGCAATTGCAAGTTCAACTATGTTTGTTGATATGCTGAGAGGTAAAACAATAGAAGAGGCAAAACAAGTCAAAGATAAAGATATCGCACAAGCACTTGAATTGCCACCAATCAAATTACATTGTTCAGTTCTTGCAGAAGATTCTATCAAGAAGGCAATAGAAGATTGGGAAAAAAAGAAGGAGCATAGGCAACACAACTATTATGTATAGATATAAAGTAAAAGTAGTCAAAGTCGTGGACGGTGATACCGTAGATGTAGATATCGATCTAGGATTTGGCATGTCGTATAAAAAACAAAGAGTAAGGATGTTAGGCATCGATACACCTGAGAGTCGAACAAGAGACTTAGTAGAAAAGAAATTTGGTAAAGCATCAAAGGCACATCTGAAAAGTATTTTAGAAAGTGATAGTATTGAATTAGTATCACATGACAAAGGTAAGTTTGGAAGAATACTAGGTGAATTATTTTTAGGTGATTCATTGTATTCAATCAATCAACAGATGATTGATGAACATCATGCAGTCGCATACACAGGCGGAAACAAAGATGATGTTGATGCACAACACATGAAGAACAGAGAGATTCTTGTTGAACAAGGCGTAGTGGTCTTAGAGACACAATCAGAATTAGAACTATGATAATATCAATAATGGACATATTTTATATGTTTATGATTGCAGTGATATGTGGTTTTGTAATTCATCTAGAATCACAAGTCACTATGATATTAAAAATGTTAGAAGAGAGATACAGATTTGAGGACAAACTTTGCGACCAATCAAAGAAGAATGATTTTGAAAATCGTCTAGACAAAATATCAAAAGATTGATATACTGTATACATAAATTAAATTATGAGAGGTGTGATTTATGTCATTTATTAAAGATTTAGTAAAAGCGACTGGCAACGACTATGCAAATATCGTTGCAGAGGGCGTATCTGCTGGTGATGTTGATTCCTTTGTAGACACAGGGAGTTATATATTCAACGCTCTATTATCTGGTTCACTTTATGGTGGACTACCAGCAAACAAAATTACAGCAATCGCAGGTGAGTCTGCGACAGGTAAAACTTTCTTCGCATTAGGAATGGTCAAACAGTTTCTAGAAGATAATCCTGATTCTGCTGTAATCTATTTCGAGTCTGAATCTGCAATCACTAAAGAGATGATTGAAGAGAGAGGCATCGATTCAAACAGAATGATTATTGTTCCTGTTGTCACTGTTCAAGAGTTCAGACAACAATCAATATCAATTCTCGACAAATATCTTGAAACAGACGAGTCAGAAAGACCGCCTATGATGTTTTGTTTAGATTCACTTGGTATGTTATCAACTACAAAAGAAATTGAAGACACAGCGGCTGGTAAAGAAACAAGAGATATGACTCGTGCTCAGATTGTCAAAGGTGCATTCAGAGTTTTAACTTTAAAACTTGGTCGTGCAAAAGTTCCTATGATAGTGACTAATCACACATACGATGTTATTGGTTCTATGTTCCCTACAAAAGAAATGGGTGGTGGTTCAGGTTTAAAATATGCCGCTTCATCAATCGTATATCTTTCTAAGAGAAAAGAAAAAGAAGGAACAGAAGTAGTCGGTAATATAATACATTGTAAGAATGCAAAATCTAGATTAACTGTTGAAAACAGAATCGTAGATGTTAGATTAACATATGATAAAGGTCTTGATAGATATTATGGTCTGCTTGATCTTGCATTAGATAGTGGTGTTTTTGAGAAATCATCTACTAGAGTGTTATTACCTACAGGCAAAACTGAGTTTGGTAAAACTATTAATAACAATCCAGAAAAATACTTCACAGAAGATGTAATGGAAAAATTAGAAAAAGTTGTAAACGGATATTTTAAATATGGAAACGAGAATCGAGAACACGATAATCAAGAATCTGATTCAGAATGAAACTTATACTAGAAAAGTAATACCTTTTGTCAAGTCTGAGTATTTCACCGAATCATCTGAAAAACTAGTATTCGAAGAGATAGTAAACTATTTCGAAAAGTATACTAAAAGTCCTACAGTTGAAGCACTTCTCATTAATCTTGATAATGTGACTTCGAAAGGAGATGCAATAGTCAAGTCCTCAAAACAACTTGTAGAAAACATCAAAGCAGATGATACACCTTTAGATTGGTTGATAGATGAAACTGAAAAGTGGTGCAAAGATAGAGCAATCTACATTGCAGTCATGGACAGTATAGAAGTCTTAGACGAGAAATCTAAAAGGTCAACTGGTGAAATACCAGACTTACTCAAAGACGCTCTCTCAGTATCATTCGATACACATATTGGTCACGACCAGTTAGAAGATGCTGACGAGAGATTTGAGTTTTACAATACAGAAGAAGAGAAGATGCCTTTTGATCTTGAATATTTCAACAAGATTACAAAAGGTGGTCTACCTAACAAGACACTAAACATTTGTCTGGCAGGAACTGGTGTTGGTAAATCATTGTTCATGTGCCATATGGCATCTAACTGTTTACTCATGGGTAAAAATGTTCTTTACATTACTATGGAGATGAGTGAAGAAAGAATCGCAGAGAGAATTGATTCTAATGTTATGAATGTGCCAATGAAAGAACTGCCAGATATATCCAAGAAAGAATATGATAAGAAGATTGAAAGAATCAAAAACAAAACAACAGGAAAATTAATCATCAAAGAATATCCTACAGCAGCTGCTCATGTGGGACATTTCAGACATTTACTACAAGAACTAAACATTAAGAAAGATTTTAGACCAGACATAATTTTTATTGACTATCTAAACATTTGTGCATCACATAGAATCAAACCAGGTTCAGGTGCAAACTCTTACACACTAGTAAAGAGTATTGCAGAAGAACTTAGAGGTCTTGCAGTTGAACATGATGTGCCTATGGTATCTGCAACTCAGACTACAAGAAGTGGTTATGGTTCTACAGATATCGGTTTAGAAGATACATCAGAATCTTTTGGTCTGCCTGCAACTGCCGACTTAATGTTCGCACTGATTACATCAGAAGAACTAGAAGACTTAGACCAGTTGGTTGTCAAACAGTTGAAAAACAGATATAATGACCCTACAATTTTCAAAAGATTTGTAATTGGTATTGATAGAAGTAGAATGAAACTGTATGATGTAGAACAAGAAGCACAAGAAGAATTGATTGATAGTATAGATGTTGATGATACACCAGTATTTGATAGGAGTGAAAAGTTTAGAGACTTTAAAGTATAATGGAACCATTTGTTCAGAAACAATACGATGAATATAAGGCAAACTATGTCGAGAAAGAGGTCATGTCAAAATATGATCTTCGACAAAGAATCATTGACGACTTATCATATGTTTCTAAAATGAGTGTTGGTGAATACACACTGTATCAAAAGTATCTAGAAATACAACAAAGATATCCTTCACAAGAAATGGGCACATTATTTGGTGCATCAAAACAGTTAGTCAATGAAGACCATATCAAACTAATTAACGAAAGTAAAAACAATATTTGGTTTCCAGAAGACCCTATGGACTTTGAGAAACTAGAACCTGAATTAATTTACACTGATCTAGATAACGACAGACAATCAGCAGGTTCTTGGCCAGAGAAATGGAATTGTGTAAGAACATTTACTTCTACTATGAAGAACAGTTCTAATATAGGTCGTAATCTACATTACATAGTCAGAGATAAAGTCACAGGCAAATATCTTGGTGTTATCTGTATCACAGGTGACTTCATTGACTTGACACCTAGAGATGATTACATCGGGTGGGAAAGAGAATACAAAACAAATAGTGGTAAACTAAACAACACTTGTATTGGTTCTACAATAGTGCCATTACAACCACTAGGTTTTAATTACACAGGTGGTAAATTACTTGCACTACTTTGTCTATCAGATGATATACAGAATCAATGGCAAAAGAACTACGGAGATAAACTTGTTAGTGTGACAACTACATCTTTATATGGTAAATCTAAAACAGGTGGTCTATCACAATACGATAGACTCAAACACTGGAAGAAAATGGGTTACAGTAAAGGTTCTTTATCATATGAGTTGACAAAAGAAACAGAAAAGGAAATGTTGAAGTATGCAGAGAAACATTACAACGACAGATACTTTATGTTATATGTTGCGAAGAGAGAGAATGGCCAGACATTGAAAAGAGACCACAGAAATCGTATGAGACAGTTCATTTATTCACAACTTAAAATACCAAAAGATATTATTAAGTCAGAACATCAAAGAGGCATATATTATTCTACACTTTATGATAACTCACGAGAGTTTCTTAGAGGTGAGATAGAAGAGAAAGATTTAGTAAAGTCTTTTGATACATCTACTGAGGCATTATCAGAATTGTGGAAAGAAAGATATGCGAGAAAAAGAATAACCAATTTAGTCAAGAATGACAGAACAAATCTTACAGAGACATTGTTCTATGATGATGTTTGTTTTATGTCATGGGCAGAGACTAAAGAAAAATATTTAGGAGAAGTAGGAAGATGATTGCGACTTTAAGTAGAAATGACTATCGACAGTTCAACGAGAACATCGGTATATTACAAGAGGCAGGTACCGAGATACCGTTTATTGTGACACACAATGAAGATGATACATTTACTGTTGAGTTAAAGACAGATTTAACAGCAGAACAGTTAGATGAGATTATGGCAAATGCAAGTTAGACACATACAAGAGAAAGATTGGGAGGCATGCTGGCAGATACAGAGGTCAGAACACCCACATAATGCACCTTTTAGTGCCGATACTTGGTTGTTTATTTGTAAAAATCTAACAGATTCTTTTGTAGTTGTAGACGAAGATGATACAGCTGTTGGTTATTGGATTGGTGTGTTAAAAATCAATCCACATGAAAAGACACCAGACATATGGTGTCTTGCAATAGATGTATGCACACATAGAGATTACAGAGAGTCAGGCGCTATGGATTTAGTTATGCCTGTTGCGACACAATATCATCAGAGAATATATGCATTCACTCAAAAAGAAAACAAACCTGCTGAGGGCATAATGACAAAGTGGGGTTTTGAAAAAGGGTGGTATCGAGATGACCTCGATATGCATTACTGGACTTATGAGAGAGAAGAAAATGTTTCCTAAAATATCTGCACCAATAGCCACATTCTTTTTAAGAATACCTTTATCAGCAATGTTCTTGCAACAAGGACTTAGTAAACTTCCTGTCACAGGTGCAACAGCAGAGGCATGGGGATTACCATATATCGTATGGTGGTTTGTCACATGGGGAGAGATAGGCGCCGCTATCGGTTTGATTGCAGGTGGTCTTTTGGGTTTGATACCATGGCATGCTAGACATTTCTTTCTTGCAAGAATCGGCAGAAATCAACCTGCATTCAAATGGTTTGTAGAAGAGTTAGGTGATCTTACAACGAGATTTAGTGGTATCACTATGACTTGTATTGCAACTGGTGTTATATGGATTCTGAGTCCTGCTAGTTTATGGGATGTAATCTACAAAGACTATCTACATGTCAGTTTATATGTTGGTGGTTTATACTTTGCACTCAGAGGAAACGCCAAATATATTTGACCAGAGCTTGACAATAGGTCTCACTTTTTAGTATGATCTAAGTATGAAAAAAGTAAGTATAAAAGGTTTCCCAATCTACAATGGCGTTGTCAATGACGGTGCTATCATAGAGATACCTATACCAGCAGACTTAGTAGAATTGGCTTTAGATAAAAGTCAAGATGAGGGTGCTAAATGGGACTTAATGTGTTCTAAATTACCAGAATATGGTTTTATGAACCCTATCGGTAAAATGTCTATAGAAAAAATTTCTATAGATGGTGAATGGAAGGATTTCCACTAATGAGAAAAGAAAGAATTATTAATCAAAAAATTATCTTCGATATAGACGGCACTATTGCCGATTGTGAACATCGTAGATGTTTTGTTGATGGTTCACAAGCAAAAGATTGGGACAGATTTAGAGAAGAGACAGTAAACGATACACCTATTCAATGGGTATGTGATATCGCAAAAAGATTCATTGCAAGTGGTGATGATGTTGCATTCTTTAGTGCAAGAAACGAATCACAAAGGGAGATCACCGAGAAACAAATCTCAGACTGGATTGGTGATGGTCATAAAGGAGTATTTTTAAGACCAGATGGTGATTACAGAAGTGATGTTGAGTTCAAAAGAGAACTTGCAAACAAGTTTTTAGATATGGGTGGCAAAATCGATCTTATCTTCGATGATAGACAATGTGTTGTTGATATGTGGAGAGATGAGGGTTTTGTAGTAGTTCAAGTTGCAGACGGAGATTTTTGATGAAACAGTTATGGCACGATTACATGAATTACTTTGATATCCTGGATGACATACAAGAAGATGGTCAAATAAATATGTTTGAGGCACCTAGAGTGTTAAGAGATATGTTTGATTTAGATAAACAAGAATCATTCGCAATAGTTGAAGAGTGGATGAAATCTAAAGAAAAAAAAGTATAGTTTTTTTCGCCAAAAGGTTGACAATGACATCGCTTTTTTCGTATACTATCCATAGTGAGATAACACTTAAACATCAAAGGGCTTGAAAGTGCGACCTTTTAAAAATTAGAGAAACTTTCCTTGACAAGACATTGTTTAAAGCAGTCTGGGTAGCGCAAGAATGGTGAGGAGAAGGAGCCCCCTCCCCTACTTTAAACAGTTAGACAAGAACAGAACACTGCTTATTAGGTATTGGATGGATGTAGTTCTTGTTGACCGTAAGGTTGGTCTAAGTGTTTCGGCAGAGCGCCGAGTTCTGATAGACCTATTCAAAACTTCAGAACAATAATTGCACATGTCGATTGTTTAGTAGAATCTGACGACATAGAAAAACCAAAACTACTCTTAAAAACCACCTTTTCAAGGTGGTTTTTTTGTTATATAATGGGATAAATAGAATTATATCATGAAAAACTTGAAATCTAACGAAGTAATTAATCTAATATCTCAAAAAGTCAAATTGAAGAGAGAACTTCGTTCATTCAAACAAAGCGGTGACAACCGCAAAGCAGAAGTCGTTTTACTTAAAATAGACCAAATAAACGAAAAACTACACTCACGCCCGCTCTCAAAAAACTAAATAGTAGTATCACAGGGGGATATTATGGGTGTAAATACAGATTGTAAAAACGAAAATCTAGGTTTTAAAGATTATTTTCAACAGTTGAAAAATGCCTTATTAGCAGTCAAAGATGACATTCTACTCGATGAAGAACTAACTGCAAACGGTTATACTACAACTACCAGTAGAGGATTGAGGGGTTTCATGGATAATTGGAGAACCGATAATCCTACATCAGATGGCACTGCAAATGATAATGATGCGATATTGTATGAATTGTGGCAGTTTTGCGAATCTAAAACTGACGATGAATTGTATGCTTTATCACCACATTACGACTCTATCATTGCAGAATTCCAAACTAAAATAGATCATTACCAAGCTTTGATTGACGGTGGCGAAGATTAATACAATGTTATGGCAGTCAAAAACTTACATTTAGAACATCTAGAAGACGAAATCATCAATAATGGTATTGATGGTGGTCGTGCAGCTATCAACTTTGTAAGATCACTTAGAGATATGATGAAAGGCAACTCTAAGTCAAAAGTCAACATGACTGTAAAATGGGATGGTGCGCCAGCAATATGGGCAGGAAAACATCCAGAAGACGGCAGATTCTTTGTCGCAAAGAAATCACTATTCAATAAAACAGAACCACTTTTCTACACATCAGAATCAGAAATCAAAAACGCATCAGAGTTATCTGGTGATCTAGAAACTAAGTTCTTAGAATCATACAAGTATCTATCAAAATTATCATGGGGTGATAATATATTTCAAGGTGATCTAATGTTTACAGATAGTGATAAGAAAGAACAAACAATAGACGATGTAGACTATATCACATTTCAACCTAACACAATACTCTATGCAATACAAAAAGACAGTAAATTAGGTCAAACAATTGACAACGCAAAATACGGAATAGTATTTCATACATCATATTCTGGTGGCACCATTGAAGATTTAAGTGCCAGTTTTGGCGTAGATATATCTACACTTGGAGCCTCCAACGATATCTGGTTAGATGATGCATCATACAAAGATGTATCAGGTAATTCTACATTGACTGCAAAAGAAACTCTTACATTAACAAAGTCATTGACAAATACAGGTAAAGCATTTCAAAAAATTAAACGAGCAACACTGATTAAGTTTCAAAAAGTGCAAGAAACTATTGCAACAAAAGGTGCAGGCGCCACATACAAAACATATGTCAATGCACAGATTCGTAAAGGTAAATTTGATTTATCTTACAAGGCATATCTAAAACATTTTGATGACTATTGGAAGAAAAGTGTAGTTGGTAAAGTCAAGTTAGAAAAAACAAAAGAACAAAAAAGACAAATGGGCAAACAACTAAGAAGTGAATTACTTTCGATGAGAGTTTTTATAGATGCATTGACCATATTTCAAACTGAATTAGTAATTGCAAAAGATGTAGTGATAAAAGGTTTAAACAAGGCAAAATCAGTTGGCACATTTGTAAGAACAGACACAGGATTAAAGACTGTAAATCCAGAAGGATATGTTGCGATTGATAAAGAGGGTAAGGCAGTGAAGTTGGTAGATCGTATGGAGTTCTCACTAAATAACTTTACAGTTGCTAAAAATTGGGACAAGTAATGCATAGTTTTCTAGAATACTTAACAGACGAATTGACAACCATACTTGCAGAGGCAGGTGGTGCAGCTGCTGGTAAGTTAGAAGTATTATCTACATCTCTAAACATTGCAAGAAGTTTTGCAGAAAAAAAATTCAGTGCAAATAATTTAGAATTAGACAAAGAACTTCCTAATTTTGATAAGAATTACACACTCGCACAGAGACAGGCAAAATTAGGATTCGCAAAAAGAAAAGATATGCCTGTAATTTCTAACAACGATGTAAAATTATTACAAAAAAGATTATCAAAAGGCACTATAGACATAAACAAACCTTTTGCAAAGAATGATCTTCCTGACGACCCATATCCAGATGGATTGACTAAAGATACAGGTAAAGTATGGGTTAGTAGTGGTCTTAAAAAAAATGATGGCGATGCAAAAGACGATATAGTAAAAGTATCAAATGAGAGAATTGCAGTTGGTAATTTAAAACCAATACAGGCACAAATATACTTTGATAAATCTATCAAAAAGGTATCTAAAAGTGGTGTAGAATCTTCTAAAAACTTTTTGACATCAAAGTTTAATAACTTTGTAGTTTCAAAAGATAACAGAATTATAGATGGCCATCATAGATTCTTGACAACTGTTTTAATTGACCCAAAGATTAAAGTTAATTGTTTGAAGATAGATTTGCCTATCAAAGAATTATTACCATTGACACTTACATATACAGATGCGATAGGAAATGTTAGAAACGAGGAAAAGAATAAATGAAAACATTTACAAGATTTTTAGCCGAAGCAAAAGATAGACCAGCAGTCTTTTCTTTTGGTCGTTTTAATCCTCCTACAACAGGTCATGCAAAACTAGCAGACAGACTATCTAAAGTTGCAAGAACAGCAGGTGGTGACCCTATAATATTTTCTTCACATTCTAACGACAAGAAAAAGAATCCTTTACCACACAAAGTCAAAGTAAAATATCTCAGAAAGTTTTTTGGTAGAAAGATAGGTGTGCCAGATATAAGTGCGAGAACTGTATTTGATATTGCAGTTGCATTATATAATCAAGGATACAGAGACATATACATGGTCGTAGGTTCAGATAGAATCAAAGAGTTCGATACATTACTAAACAAGTATAACTCAGTAAAAGGTCGACATGGTTTCTATAAATTTGATACTATACAGATAGTCAGTGCAGGTGAAAGAGATGCAGATGCAGACGATGTTTCAGGCATGAGTGCAAGTAAGATGAGGGCATTTGCTGACAAAGGTGACTTTGATTCATTTAAACAAGGTGTGCCATCAAAAAATGCCAGAGAGGCACAACAATTATATAAAGATGTTCGTAAAGGTATGGGCATCGCAGAAGGAACATTACCTGAATATATGATGGAAGACTTGATTACAGAGGGTGTATATGACCCAGGTATATTCAAGGCAGTATTTCTCATGGGTGGTCCTGGTTCTGGTAAATCTACAGTTGTCGATGGTCTATCATTATCAACACTAGGTCTTAAAAAGGTAAACTCAGATAGAGCATTTGAAATAGGTTTGAAAAAGGCAGGTCTTAGTTTAGATTTGAGAAAGACGCCTGAACCAGTCAAAGAACCTATCAGAGCAAAGGCAAAAGGTTTGACAGCAGCTCAGTTAGATGGTTATCTTGCAGGTCGATTAGGTGTCATCTTCGATACAACATCAGCAAACACAGCTAAAATCAAAAAGTATAAGAAAAACTTAGATGCATTAGGTTATGAATCTAAAATGATCTTTGTAAATACAAGTTTAGAGTTCGCACAACAGAGAAACGAGGCAAGACCTAGAAAACTTGCACCTGCAATTGTTCAACAAGAATGGGAAAAAGTGCAGAAGAATATGAAAACTATGGTAACATTGTTTGGTAGAGATTTCATGACAATAACAAATGATGACACATTCGAGGCATTACAGTTGAAAACAAATAGATTATATGGTAAGATGATGACATGGGTTTCATCGTTTCCTGGTAATAAGACCGCAACTGCATGGAAAGAGGCACAATTAAATTTAAAAAAGAATAAATAGTAATATGGACAGATTAAATTTATTAAGAGAAAAAATACGCAGAGTCGCACAAGATCAAGATGTCGATGATAAAAAAGGAACTCAACCTAAAAAATACTACTCAGGCGTAAAGAAAGACAAGAAAGATGCCAGAGATGCACACTTCAAGAGAGGTGCAAGTATGTCTGATGATAATCCAGCCGCTTACAAACCTGCACCAGGTGATAAAGATAAAGATGGTAAGATGAAGAAAACAAAACCATCTAAACACACTAACAAGTTCAAACAAATGTATGGTGAGATGGTCAAAGAGGTTTTTCTGCCATATAATGAACCATGGAATGATAATGTAGGATTTCACGGAACTTTAGGTCTCTTAAAAGATACAAAATCTAAAAAGAATGCCGCCAAATATATAGAAAAGTTAGCAAAAAAACATAAAGTTAATTTTAAAGTAGATGGTCGAGGACAAAAACAGTTTGTATATCTTAAATCAAAAGACCAGAAGGCAGTCGATAAGTTAAAAAAAGAATTAATGAAAAACAAAAAACTTATGGATGCTCTGAATACAATTGGTGGAGTTTTTAAAGAAGAGATAGAAATAAACGAAGTCACATTCAGTAATCCTGATGCAACAGAGGCAGATGCATTACCACCAAAAATAGTAAATCGATTTGTCAAAGAATACAAGAACGCAGACAAACTACAAAATCTAATTATCAGAACTAAATCTAAGGTTAGAGGTTCAGAACAAAGCGAAACATTAAATGATCTAAACAAAAAGACTAGAGACTTTAAGTTTGCATTATCTGACTGTATAGAAACAGGTTCTACTATTGTTATGGATTATACACCAGACGGTGATGATCTATATGAGGGTAAACTTGTCACAGGTGTTGACCAAGTTCTTGGTGTAATTTCTAAGAAACTTAAATCTGAAATGGGTAAAAGATATAAATCGAATGCTGAAACAGGTATGAAATTTATTAATCAACTTGCAAAGATGGTTGGCATGACTGCATCTGATAAGAAACAAGAAAAAGGTAAAATGTTTTTAAAAATGTCTGAACAAGTAGACGAGGCATGTTGGGATACACATAAACAAGTCGGATTGAAAAAGAAAGGTAATAAAATGGTGCCAAATTGTGTGCCAAAAAACGAAGCTTCTTCACGAGCTCAACAAGCTGCAATTGCAATCGCAAAGAAAAAATCTGGTAAATATGATAAAGATGGTAACAGATTAGATGAAGCAGATATTAAAAAACAATTAAAAAAGATTAAAGGCATTTCTAAAAAACAATTAGAAATATTAATGACCATACCACAACCAACACTTATGACTATGATTCAACAATTATCTACACTAAGCATGAGTGAGAAATTAAACCCTAACAAAGATGATGCAGGTGATTACATAGATGATTTCAGAAAGTCAGATGAACCTCAGTTTAAGGGTAAATCTGATGCAAAGATTAGAAAGATGGCGATAGCAGCTTATCTAGATGCGAAGGATAAAAAGTGAAATCATTTAGAGAATTCAATCAAGATGCAGAGTTAGACGAAAGAGTTGACTCTATGATGACTCGTCTCAAAAGGGCAAAAGCTGCCAGAAAAAATCGTGCCAAAATGAAAATGGGTGCTAAGAGGGCGAGAAAAAAAATCAAGATAGATAGAAAGACTCTTATGAAAAGAGCAATGAAACAGGCAAGAAACAAACTTGCAAAGAAAAGACTCAAAGGTGCAAAGTTGACTGATCTAGGATTAGGTCAAAAGATTGCACTCAGTAAATTCTTAGATAAGAAATCAGGTAAGATTGCTAAGATTGCAAAACGACTTGTTAAAGGTATCAGACAAAAAGAAATGCAGAAGAAAAGAAAACCAATAGATAAAGCAAATAAGTCTGGTATACCAATAAAAGGAAAATCATGATTATCAAAACATTCAAAGACATTGCAATAGACGAAACTCTAAAAGATATGCAAGAGAATAAGACAAATCTCTTAGACAATCCTTTCAGACTAGGTTCTATGATGTATTTCGAAGTCATAAAAGAGGCGAGAAAACTCGTTGCAGAGAAAAAATACAGATTAACAGAAATAGATGGTCTGATCTTAGAGACTGATTTAGGTGAATACGAGGTCTATGAGGGCGAACTAGTGCCTTTAGATTGTCCTATGATGTCCATACATGAAGAAGAAGACAAACCGATAGGCAAACCTAAGAAAGGTGGTCCTAAAAAGTTTTATGTATATGTCAAAGACGGTGACAAAGTAAAGAAAGTCACATTCGGCGATACATCGGGTTTGAGTGTTAAGTTTAGTGATAAAGGTGCAAGAGCATCTTATGTTGCAAGACATAACTGTGACACTGCAAACGATAAAACAACACCAGGATATTGGTCTTGCAGACTACCTCGATATGCAAAGCAGTTAGGGTTGTCTGGCGGAGGCTCTTTTTTCTGGTAAATAAATACTAGAGATGAAACCTTATACAGATAGTGTTGAATATCAACACGGAACAAACATGAAATATGTTATCAGAGAGTTTTCTGATGACACAAACGAAGAAGAACTCGTTTGGCACCGTGATAAAACAAATAGAAAGGTGCATGTTTTAAGAGGTAATGGTTGGAAATTACAGATGGACGACTCATTACCAGAAGAAATGATTGTGGGGCACGACTATTGGATATCAAAAATGGTGTATCACAGAATAATTAAAGGAGAAAATGCTCTCGTTTTAAGAATCGAGAACATATAAATAACTATATCATGGCACAGAATACTTGGAAAGAAAAACTACAAGAGGTCCGTTCTTTTGTTAAAGAATCAGATAAAGTCGAGTCAGTTGTTGAAGAAACACCAGTTGTTTCAGAAGAAACTGATGTAGAAAATGAGATCGAGGAACTGCTTAAAGAAGAGTTTGCAGAGACAGAGGCGTCAGAAGAGACATTGGAGTCACTTCAAGAAGAAAGACAAAGACTGCAAGAAGATTTAAGAGAAGTAGAAAACAAGATTAAAGAACTTGACAAAGGTTCTGTAGAAAAATCAGTCGAAAAACTAGCAGAAAGGAATATGTTAGGTAGACTATCAAAAACATTAAGACTAAACGAATCAGGAAAACAAAAGTTGTTTGACTATTTCGAAAAAGGGGAACTATAATGAGTATACAAGAACTATCTAAATCACTCGTTGGAGATGTAAGATCAGTTTTAGAAGGAAAAAAACTTGATCCTGTCGGTAAGGCAGATGCAGACATCGATAATGACGGCGATACAGATTCATCTGATGAGTATCTAAAGAAAAGAAGAGCCGCTATCGGTCAGGCAATGAAAGACGAGGGTAATGCTTTCACTAAGGCATTAGCAGCTGCTAAAGACAATAACGAAAAGGAATTCGTTGTATCAGGTAAAAAATACACTGTAAAAGAAGTTGAAGAACTAGAACCTGAGAAGAAGAAAAAAGAAATCAAAGAACTTGATAAAGAGAAAATGAAAAAAGACATGAAAGAGTCTTTACTTCCTCTTGTTCAAGAATACGGTATTGAATTAGTTTCTGAGGTATTAGATTCTGTAAAAAAGTTCAGTAGTCTTGATGAAGCCGGCCCATTAGGGAGTTTAGGCATCAGACAAGACTTTAAAAGAGATGCAGCTAAAGACGCTAGAGTAGACGCTTACAAAAAGAAAGAAGCTGCCATGAAACCTATCGATAAAGAGAAGAGAAAACTTGAACAGATGAGAAAACAAAGAGATGTTCATGATAACGCCGCTTCAAAATACAGAGAGGACGCAGCTAAAATTAGAGAGAGAAATCCTAACGATAATAACGGTATCGAGGGCGCTGAGATGAAAGCAGAGCGTCAAGAAGAGATGGGTGACGAACTAAACTTTAAAATTCAAGACTTAAAAGACAAAATCAAAGAAATGTCAGATAAAGCTAAAAAAATTACAGCGAGAAAATAATGCCACACGAAATAGGAACACCAGAATATACAAAGTATCTACAATCAAAGACTCCAGGCGAGGCAGTAGATACCTATATCAAAGAAGCACAGAAACAAAACAAAAATGCAGTGTCTAATACTGCAAAAGCTTTTTCACAAGTATTTGACAACCCTTTAAAAGGTTTCCCCTACAATGAAGAGTTCGAAGTTCATTTGAAAGAAGCAACAGAAGAATATCCAGAAGACTTAGATGAGAGTGATGCAGATGCATCTCTTAAAAAGAAAGCAGAAAAGACTGGCATGCCCTTTGGTGTTTTAAAACAAGTATTTAAAAGAGGCGTAGCCGCTTGGAGAACTGGTCATAGACCTGGCACAAACCCAACCCAATGGGGACATGCCAGAGTGAACAGCTTTGCAACAAAGTCAAAAGGAACATGGGGTGGTGCAGATAAAGATTTAGCCGCCAAAGTAAGAGGGTAATATGAATTTATTTCAAGAAGCAAAAGAAGTTTTAGATAAAAGTGGTAAGGTCAATCCATTAGGTCCTTACGGCAGAAGTAAACTAACAGGCAGAGAAGTCGCAACTTATTTTAGAAACAATAAAGTTAAAGATGCCAATATCAAAAAGGCAGTAGAAGTTGCACTCGATCTAGGTGGGGCAGATACAATCGCAAGAAAAGAAATCAAAAAGTTTTATGGCGATAAAATTCTTAAATCTAAAGAAGTTCAAAATGCATTAGTATATGCAAACGAATCAGTCGAGTTTACACTTGACATGATAAACGAAGATGAAGTTAAAGTCGACCACGAAAACCCTAAAGACAGAGCTAATCAAGATAAATTTAGAAAAGTAATACAACTTGGTAAACAAGCAAAGATTAAACTCTTAGATGGTGGTGGCAGAGGTTATAGAGCACAAGGTAACAGAGCACAAATTCAAAAATTCAAACAATTAGTATCAAAAGAGTTTGGTAAATCAGTTAGTATTTCTGAAACTACTATGATGTCAGGTAAACCACAAAAGAAATCAATGAGTCAAATTAAAAGAGACATGAATAAATCTGTTAAAGATGCAAATCTAAAACTCAAAGATGCGATGAAGAGAAAGAAAGACAGAGAAGCCAGACTAAGACAACAGAATAACGAAGTTGAAAAAGTAAAAGAAGATATAAAACTCAACGAGTTCGATGCCATTCGTAAGATGTGGGCAGATTCAATCGAAGAGAGTAATATAGAAAGAGGCATCATGAAGAAGATGCGAAGAGGTAAAGTAGCAAAAGGCATGCCGAGGTAAATCATGGCCAGAATGTCAAAAGAAATGCCAATCAAAGTCTTCGCAAAGAAGATTGGCATAGATAAAAAAGAACAAGAGTGGATAGAGAAGAACGATAAAGAAACTCACTACTATAACAACAGTGCATTAAAGAATTCATGGTTATCTTTAAGTTATCCTATCTATGATGGTGATTACTACTTTGCATTTATTCACGACAAAGCGAGAGTCAACGCACAATACAACGCAAAAGCAAACAGAGAACTTAAAAGTTATGTAAAGTCATTTTTAGATAAAGATGAAATCTTTGATAAAATGGAAAAGTATTTTGAAATGCAATTTAAAGATGCAGGCGCAGGCGATACAATGACTAGAGAAGAACTCTGGACTGCAATCGTTGACATGAGAAGTAAGAATCCTGCACCTAAAAAGAAAACAAACGAACAGGTATCTTTTGCATTTGATACTATGAAAACTGCACAAACCTTTGAACGAAAAGTAGATGGTAAACCAATGAATATCGTCAAGGTTGGCACTGGTAAATATTATGTGGTAGAGTTGAGACCAGATACAGATACAAAAGATAGACAGAATGCAGCTAAGATTGCTGTGCAAATGGGTTTAAGTGAATCATATATCGAAGAAGGCCAGTTTTGGGGTCAAGATAAAATGGCTAAAAGTGCCAAAAAGATGTTCAACAAAAACACTCATGTCAAATTAGTTAAAGACAAGGGTAGTTATCAAAGTGCAACAATATCTAAAAAAGATAAAAAGAAAATTGCACAACTAAAAAAAGATGGTTACAAAGAAGTTCCTTTAGAATCAGTAAACGAAAACTACAGGACACTTGCAAAATATGGCATGGGCACAGAGACATCTAGAAGTGCGAGAGTTGGTCTAGAGTTAGATTTTTATGACGATAAGGGCAATAAACAATTTGGTAAAATCTTACAAAGAACAAATACAGGTTATCTTGTTAAAGATGACAAAGGTAAAAAACATGTATTAAAATATCATGATAGAAAGAAAGCAGCTAAGATGTTGAAACCAAATTATGTTCATACAGAAAGTTCAAATATCATGGACACATACAGACAGATGAATACTCAGCAACAAGAAACTTTTAACGAAGCATCTTCTGGTGAAATGATTGATAAGTTATTCAATCTCAAAGGTGATAAAGATTCACAATACGGTGTTGCTAAGATGTTAAACATGACAGGTGTTAAAGTTGTTCAAGCAATGCAGAAACAAAATCCACAAGGATTTGCAAAGTTAGTTGCACAATTAGGTAAAGAGAAAAAGATTACATTACCTACCAACAACAAACTAATGAAAATGTTCAAACAACAAGGTGTCAAACCTTTACCAGAATCTATTAATGAAGTTAAGAAACAAGAAGTTGATGCAATGAAAAAGATTTCTAAAGATATGCAATCAGTTTTAAAAGCATATCAAAAAGTTGCATCAATGGGTGACAAGACACTTAAAGATACAAAACATAATGCATCATACAAAAAAGTTCTTGATGCTAGAGATGCAATACTAAAAATGATTGGAACTCTCAACACACAAATGTTGTTAACAAGAGAAGAAACAAATCTTTGGTCAAAATTAATGACAGAAGAACAGATTACTTACAAAGTTAAGGGTATGCAGACACCTGAAAGACAGAAGTTTAGACAATCTGCTAAAATGATGAAAGTGCAACTTGACATCATAGACTCAGATAAACAGACTAATAAAGTAAAGAAAGGCGAAACAGTTCTTATTGTGACTGGAAATAAAAAGAAACTTAGAGACTTTGATTCAGTTGTAAGAGGTAAATCTTCTTATGGTGACCCATCAACAATTAAACATTTTGACGAAAAATGAACGAAACAGAAAAAACGATAGAAAAGATTTTAACATCTGACGCTAGACGAAAAGAGTTTAGAAAGAAATTGTTAAAACTTGGCTATGTAAAGAAAGCCAAAGAAGCAAATCAGATCATGGAAGTTATTGCTGATTTTGGCATGATGTCAGATGCAGGTAATAAAAAGATTGCTCGTGCTGTATCAAGTGCAAAGAATGAGAAAGATTTGAAAGCCAAGATAGATAAAATATCTACTATGGCAGGCGGAAAATATGGTGAAGCTTCAGAAGATGAAGTATATCAGAGAGCTTTAGATGCTATGCAGTCTAAAGCAAAAGGTGTTCAGAACAGACCAGATGCAAATATGTTGATACAACTGAGAAAGTTCAAAGACATCACAAAAGATGGTGAAATTAGAACTGATGACATGAAATCGTCTAAAGTAAAAAGAGACGATGCAGTCAAAGTTCATGACACTTTAATGCAGGTTAGAGGTCCAGTTAGGACTAAATACCTACAGTTATTACAAAAAAATAAACAATCTTTTAGTAAGGCATTTAACGCCATTCTAAAAGTTGCAAATAAATAGAGAGAGGAAAATAAAATGGCATTATGGGGAGTATCTGATTCAGACGAATCAAAACCAAAATACTTGAATACCGCTGATGCAAAAAATTGTATTGCGAAACCAGAAGGTTGGGTTCTAAAGAAAACAGTTGGTTCTAGAAACTTAGAAGAGATTTTAGTTGCAACAGGAGCTGATCTTGCAGTTGGTATCGGTCAGGCAGACATTACTGAAATTGATTTTGTCACAACAGCATTTGACAAATCAGACGGTGGAACATTATCAGTCAAAGTATTCTTTAACGAGAATGTGACTGTATCAGGAACACCACAATTAACAGTTGTTAACGACCAAAGAGCAAACCACACATTATCATATGCAAGTGGTTCAACAACCAACGAACTAGTATTCAATCTTGTGATTGGCGCAGCTAACGCCGCTACATCAGCAGGTGACGAATTAAGTATTGGTGCAAACGCAGTATCATTAAATGGCGGAACTATTGTTGACACAGCAGGTGGTGGTAATGCAACTATCACAAACAGTGGTGCAATAGGAACAGCAGCTGGAACAATTACAGTAGCTGCTTAATTATAAGGTAACATTATGAGAATACATGTTTTAGGTTCAGAAGCGGCTTGTGGCACAAGCTCAGGCAATGGTTCTAATTTTGGACTATCTACTGCTGTGCGACTTGTAAATACAGGCGCAACAGATAGATTAGTTTCTATAGAAAACAGTTCTAACTCTCTCATAGGCACTTTCACTCTTAAAGCGAATAGTGTAGAGATAGTCCAAAAAGACGCTTCTCACGAAATATTTGCCGCTAACGCAGCTGTTAAAGGCGTTGGGGTAGCAATAACAGGATAGATATGAAAACATTTAAAGAATACTTAAACGAAACTCATTCAGAATATGGTTTTAGTGGTGCAGGATTATCCTCATCAACAGTGCCATATGACATTGACAATCCAGAAGTAAAGAATAAAGTTAACGCAATTCTAGGTCATGTTGCAGTATCAGAGTTCTTAAATCCAGCGGCCGCTGTTGCTCAGATGGAAGCAAAACTTGGTCAAATTGGAATGATGAAGAAACATACAGTAGAAGGACACGGTGAAGTGCAACAAGAAGAGTTTGGTAAATCAGGTCAGATAGACTTACAATTCTCACAAATGGGTGAGACAATAGGTAAGTCAGTAGACACACCGATAGACCAACTTGATAAAGAAGAAAAAATCGTAAATCTTAATATTAGATACGAACAATTAGAATCAGGTTCTTACAAAGTTTACGGTTCTATAGTTTAAGTTAAAACTTAAACACTACATACTTATATTATGGGTCTTTTTGACAAAATCACTGCGAAGAATTTTAACGCCTATGCGATGAAGCATTATGATGATCCTCAATGCGAAGACATCGAAGACTTCAATGAAGACTTACGCAGATTCAGATATCTAAAACGATTATTACATCGTTATCACGAGAATGGCGAACTTAGAGAACGCCTCATGTTAAATCATCTTATATGTCTATTCAATGTATTTGGATTTGAGGCATGTATGAGAATGTTGCATTTTAAAATCAAAGAAGATAAACACTGGTCATCTATCAAGACAATGTTAATCTATCTTGATCTGATAAAGGAAGACTGGATGACAGATATACCAATAGATGACACACTTGTGCAAAGACTAAGACTTTTATAACATAAATAGTATTATGGTCGGAAGAGTAATAGACAGTTTAATTGTATTTCGTTTTCTAAAGATGTTAGTGACACCTTTTGCAAAAACACCTGCCTTTAAGTTTGGATTCATAGATGAAAGAGGCAACAGAATTAAATTTCTTACAGACCCCGATAACAAAAATCAAAAGTTACCAAACAATCCTGTATCAAAAGATGAAAAGAACTCTCTTACACCTTTACATAGATTAGTATTCAATCTTAAAAAACTCATAGAAAAAATACCAGGCGGTAAATCTATACTCGCCTCATATGCAGTCGCATTACTATTATTAAAAGAAGAACATAATTTAGAAGATGAACAAGCAGAACAATTATACGAAGACTTCTACAGATATTTAAAACAAGAAAATAAATTAGATGCAGACATGATTACAGAATCTATGGAAGTTGGTAGATTATGCACACGAAGAATGAATGGTGGTCACTATCATTTAAGACAACAACTAAAACAAAATTGGGACGAGTATGGTGATTTCAAAGTTTATCCAGCAAAAACTAAAATCATTGATGTTCAAGAACACTCGCTTGTATATGGCATCAAAATATATGAGGGTAGAATAGATGAAGACAAAGTTCTATTCACAGCAGAAGATGTATATTAACGAAGTATTATATCATATAGACGAAGACTATAAAAAATGGTGTGACACCATTGATATGGTTTGTGAAGAACTATTACTAGAACAGAAAGATGATTGGTTCTTTAACATGACACCAGATGAACAAGACCAATATCTCAAAGATCACCCAAACTCAGATAAGGCAAAAGAACTTTCAAAGAAAAGAAATAAACTAAAACCTACAGATTTTGTGCCAAATAAAGATGTAAAAGACACAGGCAATGTAGATGATGGCGATGTTGATGGTGATGACATACCAGACGAAGAAGATGAATCAATAACATTACCTGATACAGTTGGTGATCTAAAACTTCATATCAGAAGTATGCAAGATGCCGTAGGTGCAGATATAGCTGATATCGCTATGGCATTTAAAGAACCATCAGTTTTCAATACAGTGAAAGCGATAGGCGGTTCTATATCTGGTTCTTCTAGAATTATCATGGGTTCACTCAGAACAGTAGGTAAAAGTTTAAAAGTTGGTGCATCAGCATTACATGATACAGATACTTTTCAAAAGTTAAAAGGTGGTGTAATCAAAGTCGATGAGTTCATGCAGAAGAATAAGGCACTTGCAACATTGAGTGCAGTTGCAGTATCAGGTCTTGCAATTGGTCAATGGTTAAGAATGTCATTCTCAGGTGATATAGAATCAGATTTTGACTTGACTATTATACCACAAGCATTTGCAGGCGAAGCAGGATTCAAAGAACTAATTGCAACACCAGATGGTATAAAAGGTATGGGGTTATTGAGTGCAGGTATGGCAACAGGTGGATTACCAATCTGGATGGGTGGTGCAACAGGTCTTGCACTTGCATTGACATACTCAGGTCTACAAAGTGCAGGTCAAACAGAGAAAGGTAAAAAACTAAAAGAAAAGATGGTCAGTTGGGCACAATCTATGGGTGATAAGATTGAGAAAGGTGCAAAGGCAGTCGATAAGAAATTAGGCATACAACAAGAATCAACTCTATTCATAGAAAATATTGTCAAGATGAAAGAGATGAAGTATGAAGATGATGAAGAAAAATTAAAACCTGCAAAATATAAAAAAGTCAAAATATTCAAATCAGGTTGGGACAATATAGTCTTACCAAAACCACCAACACCAGATAGTAAAGAAGCAAAAGCACAAATGATGAAGACCGTATCAGAAGTAAATGATGTGACTGATCAAGAGAAACAAGAATATATCAATACAGATAAAGATTCATCATATTACATCAAAGAATATATGGACGAAAATGATCTAGATTATAAAGAAGACATGATAGAGTTTATAGAAGACCAGTGTGTGCCAGTCGTTAGACATTACAAAAATACATTTAACTATCCTAGACCATATCAACTTGCAGAGAAATACAAGGTCAAACTAAACAAATTTAAAACTGGCACTGCATCAACGCCATCGTATCCTTCAGGTCATACAGTGCAACCATATGTTGTTGCAAATTTCTATGGTAAGAAATATCCAGAACACAAGAAAAATCTAAGAATCATGGCAGATAAGTGTGCGTATGGTCGTGTGAATGCAGGATTACATTTTCCCATGGATTACAATGCAGGTGTCAAACTTGCAGATAGTTTAAATGATTATATAGATTATGATTATGAATTAAAAGAAGATGCACCAGTGAATGCAACAGGAGTTGCAGTATCGACAGATACACCTCTAGTAAGAAGTAGAAACACATATAAGAAAAGAAATAAGAAAGAAGCAGAAAAACTCTACACTCGCATACTAAAAAGATACGACTACAGATAATATGTTAAAATTTTTAAATTGGCTCGCCCTATTTACATCAGTGGGCATTGCAGGTATAGCTGCCTATTTTTCAGTCATAGGTATGGCGACTATATTTGCAGGCGCTTATCTTGGCACTATAGTCATGATGACCGCACTAGAAGTTGGTAAGTTGGTTACGGCAGCTTTTCTACATCTTGCGTGGGACAAACTAAACTACATGAAGTATTACCTTGTTTCGGCAGTAGGTGTATTGATGTTGATTACATCATTAGGTATATTCGGGTATCTATCAAAGGCAAATATAGAGACAACACTTGTAGGTGACTCATATACACTAGAAATGTCTATCATAGATAAAAGAATAGAATCAAGAGAC